GTAAATATTTTATATCGTTATATGCAAAGGTATTTGAGTAAGTTTTAAGTGGATATTTTTCTCTAGCAAAAACTCCAATTTCAGGAGTACTTCCTACTTTATATTTTGTTTTTAATTTTTTAAATGTTACATGAATATCATCAGAAGTCAGTTGAGTTAACGAACCCGTTATAAATGATTGGTCATTCCAACCAATTCTAACCTTTGGTTGATATATGGTATTGGTTTCTTTTGAAAAGAATTTTAATTGGCCATAATCTTCCGTATCATTTTCTAATACACTCGAATGTCTTAAAATTATACCCTCATTTGGTAAAGAACCTGATATCCAAGAAGTAAACATAGTTTTTACATTCATATTAATATCTGCACTTTGATAACTAAATGATTGTGATGTTGCTGAACCAGTCCACCATACACCACCCTTACCATTATATGAACCCGTTACACTACCTGTAATATATAATTCATTTGTAATCCAATCTATTCCAGTTGTTCTATGATTCCATGTAACACCATCCGTTGAGATATCATCAAAACGAGTACCAATTCCCATATCCCAACTTTGTGTAATTGGATTTGCATAGATTACATAATCTATTGGTATTTCATTTGCTTCACATTCTCTAAGAATTAATTCTGCAGAACTCATAGTAACCGCACCACTAGCAAGAGATGCAGAAAGAGCAGTTGTTTCAAACTTTATTAGAGTATGAGCAACATCTTTTGAATTTCCATAATAAGTTTTAGAAATTTCTAATATTTCATCTAAACCAGTGTTTTGAGTTGGTTGTTGTAAATAGATTGTTGCATCTTTTGATGCTGTTAAAAAAGTATACATTAAACAACCCTCCCTTTAATATCTTTTGCTGGAAACTTAACTTCAAATATTGATGGGTCTAATGATGGGTACACCATTTTACCTTTTGTTGCTTCTGCAATGTTATATGAATTACTTGAATATTGACCTAAACATTTATTTACTATTTCACATTTTGGAACTGACTGAACTCCTTCTATTCCTGCAATTAATAATTCTAATTCACTTATGTTAATTGCCATATTAAATGTCCAATCATCTATATTAAAGTAATTTGTAATTTCATCAATACATCTTACTAATACTTCCCTTTTATTATATCCACTATAAGTTCTAATTTCAAAATCAACACCAATGTTTATAATAAATCCATCCATTAAATTCACACCATCTGTCAACAAACGATATTCATTTAAATAAGTTTTAAGATTTTCTTTTAGTGCCTGATTTGTTCCAATTTGAACTAAATTCTTATTAGAATTATATCCTAAAATATATAAGTTAATTGCAAATGGATTATTCTTTTCGTTTGTATTATTTTTCTTTCCTACTAAAAATTTGTTAACCGCATCTTTAATTTCCATTTCACTCTTACCTTGCAAACTTGTTACAATACCTGTAAATTCACTTAGAGTATCTGGGTTTGCGAGAATAGATGATGGTGAGTTATTATCCAATTCTCCATCCGGTGCACAATATGCTTTAGCAATACCACCATACTTTGCAGGAAGTGATAAGGCTCTTACTTGATAATCTTTACGAGTCACTGCTCGGTTTTGAGAACCAAACGTTGCCAGGGCGTTCTCTCTAATTTCATCAATAGTTTCCGCTCCCCTTGCCCCATTTGCTGCTGTTTCGTTTTCAACTGCAATTGAACCCTTAGCTACTCTATATGCCGCCAATTCATCTCCACTAAGTGAAATTGTATCTTCATCAAAGGAAACGTTTGTTATTCTATTTATTTCACCTTTTGGGGTATTTGCTGAAATACCACCACCCACTAAGTACGAAACTGTAATAGTAGTATTAGCAGGTGCCTGACCATAACTCCTTGTCTTTAAAAAGTTTGCAGGGTCGAATGATGCACCTAAATTATCTATTGATGAATTTAACCCTAATCCCACATTTTTAAAATTTGGTATAAGAGTTTCATCAGATGAAGTAGAATTACCACCACCAAATACAATTGTTGTAGTATTATCCGGGTTTACCTTTGTTACAAATCTACGAGAAGTTTTTATTAACTTTAAAATATTCGCAACTGAATCTTTAAATTGAACTAAATCTTTATCAGTTTGGTTTGATACCGGATAATCAACAAATACCATCTCTTGTGCAAGATATGGAACTTCATACCATTTATTTCCACTACTATCTCTTACATCATATATTTGAATTATATTTGTTTCTGCCAAATCTATTTTTGAAAATTCTTGTGCAGTTCCAAATGCAATATCTACTGTCTTTAATTCTGCAGATATTGCATTAACATACTTTTTAACTAAATAAAAGGTTGGTTCGTTATCAGTATCTTTTCTATATATTGTAATCTCTCTTTCATCATCAACACTAAAATCTAATAGCTCAGTTGTTCTAAATAGTGTACCGGTTGTATTTGCTTCTACTACCATCCCCTCTTTAACTCTAAGAAAATAATCAGAATCAGGCCTATTATTTACACCTAATCCAGTTGCAGGAACTAATTGATAAACTGATAATCTTACTAATGCAGGTGATGTTACTTTTGGTTTGTATCCTAAATATTGTGCAAGTGCGATAACATTTTCTTTATCTTCCGCATATAACATTAAGGATTCTTTTAATGTATCATCTATATAATACCCCAAAACATCTCCAATATACGATGCCATTTCGATGAACATCATACCCGGTGAGGTTTCGTTAAAATCTGAATATGTTTGTGGGAAATAAGTTTTTGCGTACTCAATTAAGTTTTGACGGAAACCGGCAAAATCTTTATTAAGATATTTTATATCTCTACCTTGATTACTTTTTCTTGTTATACTATTTAATGCCATTATTATTATCCCCTAACTGTAAAAGTTATTTCTTGTGTTTCAATTGTATTTCCGACCGTAAACTGAATTGTCATATGTGCTGTGTGGTTATCCTTCATAGCATCAGTCATTTCTACATCAATTTCTTCAATATTAATATATGGTAACCAATAACTGACAGTTTGGGTAATTACATCTTGTAATTGTGATTCAAACGTATCATCCATTGGTTCAAACAAAAGTGATTGTAATCCTGTACCAAACTCTGGTTGCATTACTCTTTCACCTTTTGCCGTTAATAGTAAATTTTTTAAATTTGCTTTTGCTTGTTCGAAAGATGTAAAGGCTTGTTCAAAATAACCAGTATTACCTCTTTTAATAGGTAAAGTTATTCCATACGCGTAAGAATCAAATTCTTGCGTATCCTTTACAATTTTACTACCAAGTACATAAGCCATATTATTTCTTAAACCTCTTAACTAATTCCGAATTATCTCTATTTAAAATTCTGTCTAATCCTGCTAATCCAGTCGTAACACCTAACCCACCTTTTTTAATACCACTTCCTCCCATATCACCATATCCCATTTTAGAAGCCATTTGACTTCTCATTGTTTCAATCCCACCTTGTGCACCGCCTCCGTATGATATTGTTTCATCTATATCAGGTTCTGCATCCATATAGTTTGGAATATGTGAATTTGAGTAACTTTCATTTATTGGTTGTTCCATTTGGTAATTATCTAAAATAGATGAACCACCTCCCACTTGTCCCGCACTTCTTTGTGCAGCAGTAAATGGTTTTGTTTGGTTTAGTATTTCATTTATAGTTGAATTTCTACTCAATTGTTTTACTGGTTGAACTTGTCTTACTTCTTCTTTAATAGTAGTAGTAGTTGTTCTATCTTTTTCCAATAATAGAGTTGCTAATTCAAACGGGTCAACTTCTTCCAAAATATCCTTTTTAGGTTTTGGAGTACTCGTTTCGTTTAATAACTTACTAACTTCCTCCTTAATCATTTTAGGAAGCTGTTTCTTAATTTCTTGTTCTACAACTAATTTGATTAGTTGTGCTAATTTTTTAGAATCCATTTTAAAAATATTTGTTAACTTACTATAAATATATGTTTTGAGTATTTTGCATTTTTATAAAGGATTTTAACCTAATTTATATTATGCTTTTTTATTTTTCTGAGATGCAACTGCAGCTTTACCATTTTCATTTAATCTCCACATAGCAATGGTTGTATTATCAACATGGTTTGCTTGGATGACATTTTGAGAAAAATCACTAACCCATTTCCACCCCGTCCAAACTTGAATATGACCATATAATTTACCACCTAAATACCCCATAACAACTATATCACCCACTTGCCATTGTGCAGGATTTTTAGTATAAACCGAATTTATTTTTACTTTTTCGTTGTAATAAACTTTACCACCTATGTTTCCTGCAAAAGATGCCCTACCACCACCGGTAGATGGGTCTTTGAATGAAAACCAATCTGCATTACCACTTATTCTACCTAATCCACTTACACCCGTTAATGCAACTACAACCGATTGTGTACCTTGTGGACATAATCCATGTACACCTTTGATATAACCACTTCTTAAATTTCCATAATTAACTCTTGGATTTTTACCCAACTTAGGTGCCCATGCACCTGCAATTTTTAATAACTCATCTAAATTTTTATATCCACTCTTCAAATCCGTATCAGGTTCAAGTGGTTTAAGAATTCCCTGGTCATAAAGTGCTTGGTCTATTTTTTCTGCTTTAGAATTATCTAATTGAGATACCCTTGCACTACCACCTTCTAAATCATCTTCTACATATGGGTCTTCAAAAATCTTTTTACTAATTTTTTTAACATCTGGATTTATTATATCTTGCACTTCGGGGTCATCTTTATCCAATCCAACTTTAGACCAATCTAATTTATCATATAATGTTTTGTTATCAGCAATTTGTTCTTCTGCATTAATCGGTGGGTTTGGTGGACTTGGTGATGCCGGTGGAATAGTATATCCAACAAACGGAACTGCTCCTGGCCCTGGTGTTAATAAGGGTGGATATAGGGATGTAGTTAAAAACATTCCTTGAATCGTAGGTAAGTGAGTTTGAATCGATGCAATCAATTGGTCTAAAAATACTGCCGAATCATCTGTTGGTTTTGCCATTTTGTTTAACTATACTATAATTTTATTTTTTATCTACACAAGTTGGTGGAATTACAAACCCAGAAATAGTTGATACTCTTGGAGTTTTTACAAAACATCCACACCCATTTCTATTGAATCCACCACCACCGGTATTCCCTTCTATTGTGGTTATCTTACCATCTTTTGATATTGCTGCTACAACTCCAATGTGATGTTCTTTACCTTCAGGTCCATACAACGCTGCAGCTCCTATTTTTGGAGTTTTACTATATGTACCATTTTTTTTACCCCACGTAGCCCAATTCTTACACGACGCAGCACCAGGAGGAGTTTTTAACCCCGCAGATTTCCACCAAGCAGTTACAGCAGATGCACACCAGTAATATCCCTCACCTGTTGCTCGGACCTGTCCTTGATTATCTAATCCCGTTAGTTGAACCATTATATCAATACGGCCAGGTTTACCCGGCGGGGTCTCTCCTCCCGCTTGATTTCCTCCATAGTTCAATCCTGCACCTTTATTTGCCTTCGTGCCGGTTTCTAATATACCAACATCTTTTTTGGCAAATTCAACTATCTTTAATCCAATAGGACATGACGTATCAACATTACCATCAATTTTAACCGGAGTTGAATTTATAGGTTCATTTGATTCTATTGAACTTGCTTGTCTTGTATCAATTTCCTTTTGTGTTTTATCAATATATTCTCTAGCACCATCACGTTGTTCTTCCGTTGCACCGGAATTATTAATTGTGTTAGAGGCCTTTTTAATTTCTTCTTTTTTCACCTCAATATCTTCATCTGATAATTCATATGGGTCTTCAAATACTTTGTTAGATGAAGTAGCAGTAACATCCTCTATTGGGGTTATTAATACCGGTTCTAAACTTTGTATATCAGTTGGTTGCCAAGTTCCTGGATTTGTAATCATACTACTAACTGTCGCAATATTCACAACCGCACCGGGAGATGGTATTATTGGAGGTGGGACTGCAGACATTGTAGCACCAGTCCAATATGATATAAACGCAGGGCCCATATTGGTAATGATAGGATGTTCACCCGATGGTTGTTGAAATGCGGTTGCAAGAATTCCATTTAAGGTTGCTTCCATTAATTCAGTATTACCCTTTGCAACTGTAATACTATTGACAGTATCAAATCCTCTTTTAACTGCCATATCATATTCTAATGTAAGTTTTTTTGCAAAATCACCATAGGAACTAATTCCTGCTTGGTTTTGCATATAACTCAACATATTTTGTTTGAATATTTCTAATGACATCTTATTCAGTAAAATTTAAAGTTGATTTGAATTTTTCCAATCTACCTTTAATATCGTTAAATGTACCTCTATTTTCAGGACCAGTTGCAGTTGGGCCAGATGGGGTTTTAAATATTTGTGCATTAATAGCATCAATAAGTTCCTCTAATAATCCTTGAAGAGTATCACCTCTCACTAATGGTTCAGCATCACTTTCGGTATTAAGATATATTTGTCCTTTACCACCTAAGATGTAAGTGTTGTTATCATTTGTTGTAATTCTAACATCACCATTAAAATCTAAATCTGCACCAGCCTTACCATTATCAATTGACATTTTACCATCTGATATAAATCCGTAATTTCCTTTTGAATAGAAAATCATTTCTTTAGATTTAGCAGATAGTATAATTCTTTCAGAATTTACTAATAATTGGTCACTACCTTTTAATTCCGATGGATATGCTTCAAAATGAGTTGGTTTGGTTTCAAAATTTGAAGAACCACCATCATCTATAATACCTGGTTGAAAATTTAATTTGTAATCACCTGATGTAATTGCAATAATTGTACCGTCTTTATTTACATCTTCTTCCGTTAAGGACCCTTTTTTTAGTTTATTAAGTGATTCACTATTTTGTCTATTTCTTAAAATAATAGTTGGTGCAAATTTTCTATCTTCACCATCACCATTATTGTATCCACTAAAACGAATTGATTGACCAAATCGTGATTGTATCACTTTATCACCTTCATATAATTTTAAGGGATTAACTTGTTGTTCTTTAAAATATTTACCTATTTCAGTTTTTCTATCATCAGTACCACTCCCTCCACTTGGCGTACCGGTAGCACTTACAGTACTAAGTTCATTAGTACCGCTTCCAGCTGGTTGAGTATGTGGATATGTTTTAATATCTACATCTTTTCTAGCGTTACCTATATTAATATTT